CTGATTACACATACGGAAGAACAAATAATGTAGCTAAGAATAAACACACTTGGAATATGACAGATGTGTTGCCACCAGAGGCAGGGTTAAAAGTTCAAGGTGTATTTCATAAATATACAATAAATAAAAGTAACAGCTCAGATTCTACAGTGTCTATTGTAAATAAGAACAGCACTGGAACTGGTAATATATATGAAAGACATGATAACTGGGATCAATTGCCAGGCAATACTAAGATAGGATTTGATGTTGTTAATCCTTCGCTTGGTACTAAGTGGGGAAAGGGAAGCATAACAGCTAGTGGTGATGCAACTTTAAGTGATGTAATAATAGCATATAATTATAAGTTTGATCCATGTTACATTCCTCTTTCTGATCCTAGCTGTCCTAATTTTAAAGATGCTTTATATCAATATCTTTTAGACAATGATCTGCTTAATAATGAACCTGCAATAGATGATCCTTACTATGATGAATGGGTTCAGTATCAATTAGATCGCAAGACAGAAGAGCAAGAAGAAGAGCAGGCTGCAAAAGAAAAGAAAGAAGAAGAACAAGAAGAATTAAAAATGGAAAGAGCATTGTCTATAGCAGGAGCAGCAGAACAAATAGCTAATCCAACACAACAACTAGCAATGATGCAAGAGATGGCTGCCGCTGGTACATTAGATGGTTATTACAGCGCAACTATAGAAGGTGGTAAGTATGAAGAAACAATTAAATTAGTAGATAGCACCATAGAAGATAACAGTAGAGCGTTAAAAAATTTAAAACAGGATAAACTCCACAAAAAAATAGTTAGATCACAATATAAAGATTAGGAAATGACATGAAAAAAATAGCACCATTAATATTTTTATTATCAACAGCTCCTGCAATGGCAATTGATTCACCCATCACAGGTCAAGTGCAACCCAAGTGTTCTGTATGGACAGAAACAGCAGGTGTTTATGGACACCCTCTTCCTTACAAATTGTCTACAGTACCAGCAGACGGCGGTGTTCCAGCTTCAATAAGAATTGATGTAGCCCAAGCAGATTATTATAAGGCTAAGTTTACACACCCTAATAGTTTTTCATCTAGCCCAACGCTTAATGATTCTGTAGCATGGACAGGCAGTACAGTAGTAGGGCAAGTTTCAGATTCTAATATGTCTGCATACGAAGCAGCTAAGGTTACCTACAATAATGTAACAGAGTTTAATCTTACATTAGCAGGTAGTACTTGGTTTACTGTAGCTTCTAGCGCACAGTATGGCAGCACGAAATCTTTACCTGCTGGTAACTATACAGCATTAATTATAGCAGAATGTATAGCAAAATAATAATAGCTTTATGTTTGTGTAGTTCTTTGCAAGCACATGAAATGACACCTGCTTATCCTAAGCTTAAGTCATCATATGTAGAAGGTGTATCAGTAACAAACTTAAAATTATTTAATCGTAGAAGTGATGTGTCATGGTATGAGATAGGTGTCTTTACTGACAAATGGAAACCAGTACCGTTTGCTTCTACTTCTAATATAATAGAGGTGGGGTATAATAAAAGAAAAAATTTTGATGTTTACATAAGATCAAGAGATATAGCTAAAGCTGTTTACATTTGCACTGAATCAAAAGTATTTAAAAGCAAAGAGCAAGTAACATTAATAGCATCGCGCATATGTTCTAAGATAAAGAAATGAGAATATTTTTTATTATATTTATACTCAGTTATAATATAGCCTGGGCTGATTCTGCATCTAATTCTTTGAATCTTTCTTTACCTAATGCAAGTCAAAACTTTCAGGCAGATAAATTTAGAGCAGGAGAATTAGATTGTTCTAATGCTATAGGGTCAGCTACTAACTGGGAGTTTGGTGTTACAGGTATTATACAAGGATCAGATAATAATAAAAAGACTGGTGATATAGGTGTATATAGTAGAATAACTATACCCCTTGGTGGTAGAGCCAAGTCAAGAATAGATTGTAATAGATTATATGAACTAGAATTACAGAAGAAAGAACTAGAAGTATTAAAGTTACAAAAAGAAATTAACCAACTAAGAAGTTTATCATTTGAAAATTAGAGAGTTATTATGAAAGTATTTTTATTAGTTATAAGTATGATAGGTATTACAGAAGACAATGATCGTTTGTATATAGGCAGTCAAATGGTTCTTAATCAAGAGATGACGGAAGAACAGTGTGCTTTTATGGCAAATGATTCACAGTGGAGTAAGTGGTTTCAAAATGAGTATTATGAAATGGAACTAAGTTGTCACGAAAAAGGTACAGAATTAAAAGGAAAATAAATATGGCTGAAGTAGAGATAGCAGGAGCAAAGATCAAAGGTGGTAAGCTTATGTTGCTTGTTCCAATTGTTTCGGCACTTGGTGGTGGATTATGGGGTGGCTTTGAGATTTATAAAGATTACATGGACATGAAAGGCATCATACAAAATATAAATATTAGTGCTATTAAATCTCAGAATACACTAATCCAAACAAAACTAGATAGTGCGTTGGAGTATAGTAAAGACATTAAGAATAATCTGCGTGATGATATATTAAAACTAGAAGGTTACATAGATAAGATAGATAACAAGGTAGAAAAATCTTCTGATAGAATTAAAGACACACAAACATCTATAGATCTAATGGTAGAAAATACATTAGCTGAGATGAACCAATTAAATAAAGATGTTAATTCTTCTTTGCGAGAAATAGAATCTTTAAATAGAGAGACAGAAAAAGATGTTCGTGATACAATGAGAGATACAGAGGAACGTATCGACTCTAACTTAAAGCAACTAGAAGATAGATTGAGTGAAAGATTACAGGAAGCATTAGACAACCCTTTGGTAGGAAATTGACATGACTTGTAAATGTAATGGTAAATGTATATGCAAAGACTCATGCGCTTGTATAGACAAGTGTATTTGTAAGGAAAGAAAGTGACACCAAAACAACAAGAGGCACTTGATGCTGTTGTTAAGTATGGTAGCCAAGTCAAAGCGGCTAAGGCTTTAGGGATTAGTCGTTCTGCTCTAAGGCATAGAATAAATTCAGCTAAAAAATATGAAGAAGTTGATGATGGTATTAAGTATGCCATGAATGAAACAGGTATGACTAACATAAACTCTGTACATTCTGGTTGGATTAAGACTGATGATGTTAGTTTATATTTTAGAAACGAAATAGATAAGATAGATACTAATGATATAGCAGAATCAATAAGAGATGTTATAAATGGGATTGCTTTGTGTGAGATTTTAAAGACTCCTGAGGTGGTAGAAGATAACTTGCTTACCCTTTACCCTATTGCTGACGCTCATATAGGCATGAGAGCGCACGCTAGCGAGACTGGTGAAGAGTATAATTCTGACATTGCAGTAAAAAGAATTAGAACTGGAATGTCTAAATGTGTTGCTAGTTCGCCACAGTCTAAGTATGCACTGGTGTTAGATGTTGGTGATCTTACCCACGCTGATGATAACAATGCTCAAACTCCTAGAAGTAAACACCCACTCGATGTGTCTGAAAGATTTTTTTATTCTTTAAGGTGCGCAATAACTGCACTGTCTGCTGCTGTTGATTGTGCGTTGCAAAAACATGAGCAGGTAATATGCAGGGTATTGCGTGGTAATCACAACGAGACTTCCTATTTGGCTGTGATGTTTGCAATCGCGGAGCGTTACAAAAATAATACTAGAGTGACCGTTGAACAAACGTCTGCTGATTTCTTTGTGCATGAGTTTGGAAGTGTAATGATTGCCGCGCACCATGGAGACAAAGCAAAAGCAGATAGACTTGTATTGCATATGGCTGATGCTTGGCCTGAAATATGGGGAAGAACTAAACATAGATTTTATTTTACTGGACACCTACACCACACAATGATGCGTGAGATAGGTGGCGTACTTGTTGAGCAATTGCGTGCGGTAACAGGTAAAGATTCCTATGCTTCTAGTCATGCATACAGCAGCCGATCACAAATGCAAGGAATTACATATCATAAAGAAGAAGGTGAAGTTAGCCGCGTAAAGGTTTGTTTATAATGTGGATTATGACAATGGTATATTGTGCTACGTTTTCTGTTGGTGATGTATGTAAAGGTTGGGTTCCACCTATTGCAGAAACAACACAAGAAAGGTGTGAGTTAAATATCAAGAGAGCAGTTTATGTTATGGCGGATGCTATAGAAACTAAAGGTGGTGAATTATTTTATATTAACTGCCAGTGTATCAACGTTAAACATCAATAGAATTTTTTCTTATTCTTTTTAATTCATCATCTAAAATAATAATTGCATTACATAAGTCACTTACTTCTTGTCCAAGTTGCACTAAGAAATGATCGCTTGTTATTACTCGATCATATGGAAACCCATTGTTAGCTTTATTAGCTTTGTCCATACGTTTAAGAAACTTTACAATTGTTAATTCTTTATCTGTCATTCCACAACCGCATAACTTATATATCTATTCCTATTTATATTAGGTAATTTTTTTACTCTATTATCACGAATTAATTTATGAATCAAATTTCTTGAAACTTCATTAGAATTAAAATCCATAAGTTCTTGCAATTGCAATGATGTTATAGATCCATGTTCTTTAATTATGTTATAAGCTTTCTCTTTAGTTTTTGCAAACCTTGCTCTTTGTGCCTGATAAGTATTCATTTCAGGTAGCTTGGGTCGTTGACCCATAGAAATAGCTGATGCTTTCATTAGCTTACCATAAAGTATCTCTTGTTCTTCTGTTATTTTAAACTTCTGTACTGTTGCTTTCATTTTCTTTCTCCATAAAATTTTTAAATTGATCGCCACTCATGATGACTAGCGTTTGAGGATTACCTGTTCTCCTTTTATAAAAGGCTATGTCTCTGCCTTCTAATACTTTGAATGGGCTAGGAAAGTTAGACTTGTCTCTATACTTTACTTCTCCCACCAATTTTTTTCCTCCGACTTCGAGGTGGATGTCTCCTGAATACTCAC